AATTTTATTTATTTTAGGGTTAGTTGATTAGTTAATATTATGGAATATTTTTACATTAGAAACGAAGGATACTTAGGAAATGCTTTGATATGGTGGCAAGATGGTGGTGGTTATACTTTCGATATTAAGAAAGCGGAAAAGTTCACAGAAGAACGGGCTAAAAGCATTTGCAAACGACCAGAAGATAGTGCCTATAAGTGTGAGTATATTGACAACTTATTAGAGGCTCAAAAATTAATAGTAGATGCACAGTACGTGGATGAAAAGGCACGGCTTTGGAAAGATAATTAACCCTAACTTGTTTATAAAATCACATTACGTATAACAATTAGAACTTAAACTATTGTTTAACAAATAATTATCATTTACATTTAAGACATGGAAAAAATAAAATGTATCACATTTGATAAAGCTGCACAAGATGCCGAGTTAAAGGCTGATTCAGAAAAGCAATTTCAAGCATTGAAAAATTTTCAACTAAAAATTAAAAACCTAAACCCCAAAAATAAACCAAAATTAATTGAAGTTGCTGGCGTTAAGTTTGATGAAGATAAATTAATGAAAAACCCAAAAAACAAACCACAATGAAACATTTAACTCTATTTTTAGCCATTGCGCTAATCGTAACATCCTGCTCAAAGGATGAACCTACCAAAATAATCCTTAAAACGGCTCAAATAACGCTTAACTTTGAAGATACGTATCAAATTGAAGCCACAGCAAACGAAGAAATAGAATACACATCAAAAGATGAATTCAACGCAACGGTTGACCAAGATGGATTGGTTACAGCTGGCAAAGTTGGAGAAACTGAAATAATTTTGAAAGTTGGTGGTGAATCTAAAAAGTTGAATGTAATAGTTGAAGCTAAAAACTATTTTTATTCCGACCCTATTTTAACATTTGGAATATCAAAAAAAGATGTGATTAAAAAATTAGGTAAGCCATCAATTGAGGGGAGTAACGCCGTTTTATATGATTCGTATTCAAATGGAGTTGATAATATCATGTATTCATTTGAAAATGACAAGCTAAAGGCAGTTGGTGTTAGTGTAAAGAAAAGTTATAATTATAAATTGTTAGGATATATTTTAGAGAGATATGAATTGTTAAGTAGTGACCCTATTGTTTTTGTTAACGCATTAACTCAAAATAAAGTAACAATGTCTATATTTATAACATCTCTTGATGCTTATAGTAATTTCGTTGTATATTTTCCTTATTCATCGACCAAATCCGCAAACCTAAACACAAAAACATTATCAGATCAATTTAAAGAACTTATTAAGTAATTAATTCTTGAATCTCTATTTTAATATTCAGCCGTAACGTAAACGTTACGGCTTTTTTTATGCCTAAAAATTAAAATCATAAAATAGTTTTGAACATTTAAGGGAAAAAATACACATGTTTCTATTTTAGTGTATGAAAGTGTATAAGTTTACATTAACTTAAAAATCAAGTATTTTATGAAAGAGAAATTATTAGCCTTGTTGGTTGCCAAATTCATAGGTGTACCACAAGCCACATTGGACAGAATCGCAACTAAAAAGGCTGGTTCGCTTACTGATGAAAGTCAAATTCAATCCATGGTTGATGGTATTGATTACGGACAAATCGTACAGTCTGAGGTAGATGCTAAGGTAACTGATGCCAACAAAAAGGCGGTTGAGAATTATGAAGCTAAACATCTTATCAAAGATGGTAAGCCAACTGTGGATCCAATACCTACAACTCATCCAGCCACACCTCCAACACCAGGAAGCAATCCCGCAATTGATGCACTTACAAAGCAAATGCAGGATATGGCTAACCTATTGCAAGGAGTTGTTTCAAAGCAAAGCACAGAGCAAAAGTTAACCGAAGCAAAAGGCTATTTCACCGAGCATAAAATACCCGAAAAATGGCTAAACCGTATTGATGCCAATTCTGAAACACCTGTAAAGGATCAGGTAGTGGCCTTAAAAGCGGAGTATGACGAGTTCAAACAAGATATCGTCAATGAAAACATAGCAGGCGGACATATGATTCCAAAGATTGGTAAAACAGCCGAAACAAGTCTTGAAGATTTAGTAAAGACTTTCAACGGTGAAAATACCGCTCAAGATGCACATGCCGTAAAGCTTGACGTTTAATTTATTAATATTTAAGATATGTATCTGGAAGAAAAAACAGAATATCAAAATCACCCTTTTATCATAGCGATAATTGAGGCCCTTACAGGTGGTTTGACAATTGGGAGGGATAGCCTGGCACTCACTGATGAGTTGCCCGCTGGTGCAATAATCGGAGCCGATGCCAATGGTGTAGGTCGGGTTATTAACACCGGAGCCGTAACCGCTACGGCAACAAATAGCGCAACCGCTTACCGTGTACCTAAAAATTCAGGTTTTAAAGTGGGTCAATTCGTAGCTCATGAAGTTATGACAGGCGCATCTGTTGCTATTGCAAGTATCAATACATCCGTTGCGGAGTATGATACTATTACCACATCCGTAACCATGGGCGTTGTTTTTGCCATTGGTGATGTGGTTGTACAAACTGCCGCTGCCGCTGCCGCTGGATCTGCCGCATATGCAGTTGAGCCTATCGGTTTGACTTTGACAACTGCCGACCTTACAAAAGCAAACAGAGGTGTTGGTGTGTTGGTTCGTGGTTCTGTAAGTAGTGAAAATCTGCCGTTTCCTGTTACAGCAGGCATTAAGGCTAAGTTGAACTTAATCCGTTTTGAATAATCGCTATGGAAAGATCGTTAATTAGAGAAATAGGACAGAAAGAGTTAGAGGCACGTTTGATGTCAAACAAGGTAAAACCTGTTTATTATCCAAACTTTTTTGATATGCAGCGAACTGAATCGCTGAAATACGAAACCCTTATCGGTGAGAAAGGTGCACCCGTTATGGCCGACGTTGTTAGCTATGATGCCGCTGCACCAATCAAAAGCCGTGAAATAATCAAGTCATTATCCGGTGATATTCCAAAAATATCAATTAAAAGGGGAATGATTGAAAGTGATTTGATTAAGTACAATCAAATTAAATACTCATTGCGCAACCGTACGGACTTAATTGCACTTCTTGACCTCGGATTTAAAGATGTTGATTTTTGCTTTAATGGTGTTATGGCCCGTAAAGAGTGGTTAGCTATGCAAGCCCTTTCATTAGGTCAAATATCGCTTACAACGCAGAACAACGGAGCTGGAAGGGTTACCGAAGAAGTTGTAAGTTTTGGAGTTCCTGCCGATAATAAGTCTGGTGTAGCTGTATTGTGGGCAACCATTGCAAGCTCAACGCCAATAACCGACTTTAAAGTGAAGCAGAGAGCCGCCCGAGATGCTGGCCGTGTTATCAAATACGCTTTAATGCGCCCGGAAGAATTCGAGAACTTTATGGCATCGACTGAAACAAAGGATATGATTAAGTCTTTTGTAAATAACAGCGGTAATCTGCTAATTACAAAGGATACGGTAAACAGTTTCTTAACTGCAAATGGCTTACCTACCATTGTAATTGTAGACCCATTGGTTCGTCACGAAAGCAAAAACCACTCCCGTTCAAACGTGAACCCATGGGCATCTGGTTATGTTACTTTTGTTCCCGAGCTTAAAGTTGGTTCCATGCAGTATGGTCCCATTGTTGCAGAGGATAGCGAAACTATCCAAAAGGTAGCAACTTTGATTAAGCGTGTTGATACCATGGTTACAAAATGGTCAGAAATTGAACCATTCCGTGAATGGACAAAGGCAGAGGCTAACGTGTTCCCTGTATTAGATGATCCCGAGGAACTTTTCTTGCTTAATACCAAGAGAGTAACAGACTGGTCATGACAGTAATAGAAGCAATATTATCAGCCGTTCCGGTTGAAGTTGATGAAAATACATTATTAAAAGTATTGATTGACCGTCACCTTTCGGGTGACGGCAATTATACCGGGAATAGTAGAATAGTCAACTTAGCAACTGCCGATGTTTTGGTTTTGGCTTCGCGAACTGCCGACTTTTCAGAGGGTAGATTATCCGTAAAATCACCAAGGGGCAAGATGTCGGCCGAGGCAATACGCTTGTATATTACAAACGGTGAGCCCGAAAAAGCCGACCAAATGAACCCATTTAAAGCACACGATATTTCAAACAGATGGTAAAGAAAAGGCCACATACAATTACAATTAAAACATCCGGAAGCAAAATAAAAGATGGCGAACTGGTTAACGATGTGCAGTTAGAAATAACTATAAAAGCACGGTTTGAACCAACATTCAGCCTACGAAAGATGAAGTCCGGAGATGAAATTTTGATTAGTGGCCTTTTTTACACCAATCACGAAATGATAAATGATGCACGTTATGTGGTGTTTGAAGATGTGGAATATAAGGTGGTAGTTTGGGAGCGGTTTCAATCGCATGGTATAATCTATGTTCAAAACTAAGTTATGGCAAAATCGAACAGCTTAACGCCATTATTTAATACCAAAGATATTGATAAAATGATAGCAAGATTTGGAGTAAATGCCGAAGCTAAAGTTTATCAAACTCTTGTACAGGTTGGTGAGTATGCTGTTAGTGAAGCTAGAAAAGGCGGTGTTTATAACAATATAACCGGAAACCTACGCTCATCCATTGGTTATGTAATTACAAAAGATGGAAGTGTTATTGCAGAGAATTTTGAAAAGTCGCAACATGGTAGCGATAGAAATACAGGAGTTGCCACAGCAAGACAATTAGCTGTAAGAACGGCTATAAGTGTAGCGAAAAAAGGATATGTCCTTGTAGTAGTTGCCGGAATGGAATATGCAGCAGCCGTTCAGGATATAGCAGGGAAAGATGTTTTAGAAGGTGCGATTATCCTTACCGAAAACTATTTAAGTACGCTTATTTCACACTTAAGAAAGAAATTGTAATGGCAGATTCATTTGATGCAATAAATGTTGTTTACGGATGGTTAAAAGCCGGACGGGTGAAAGCCTACAAGGACAAAGCCCCTGTGAGTGAAACATCTGACATGTTTGCTGTTATCGTTTGCCCTGTTGAGGTCAATTTTCAAGTGCTTACAAGCGTACCAATTAATATTAATATTTATCACAAAAAGAATGAAAACGGTATGATAAGCCGTTCGGAAATGAAAACCGTTAAAGACAAAGTAAACCAACTTATAAAAAGCGGCACGTTACCAAACTACTTATTTGACCTCTCTCAAAGGCAGTCGTACATTGATACCACCTATTCCGATAGGTATGATATAATGGTAAACCGCTATGATATTACAGTTACAGCAGATTGATATTTATTTCAAATAAAAATATATAGTTATGGCAAAAATGGAATTTGCAAAGATAACCTCCGTTAAGTTCGGTACCGTCATGGCAGACGGAACAATGCAGACTACACTTAATGAGTTAGGAGTTATCAAAAAAGGTACAGCAACGTTAAACTTTGCTGAACCTGACATTACCGATATTGAAATCGAAGAATCCGACACGCCCTATGCCTCCAAAAAAGGTACAGGTGAAAAGGATTTAACAATGACACTTTTAGGTATTGAAACCGTAAACCTTGCTACCCTTTTAGGAGGAACGTACACAGCTGCCACAGGTTCGGTACCCGAACAGATAGCCATGCCATCGAGCACAAACGATGTGTTAAGGGCCGTTCAGCTTGAGGGGCAAAATGCCGATGGTGAGCCTGTTATTATTGCAATCGTTAAAACAAACGTAATTATATCCAGTTCAGATACTATTACCAAAGATGACGTTGCAGGATGGACAATAAAGTGTAAGATTTTACAGCCGGTTAATGCTAGTGGAGTTCCTACATCGCCTTATTTTTTTAAGGCAGGAACTCCAACCTAAAAAAGA